AAAAACTCCTGAGCTTTTGCTGCCACATATGCAGGCAGCTTCGGCTCCAGCTTATTCATGATCGGTTCAAAAAATGGTCTCGCCGGTACCTTTAAGTGAGTAGTATCACCACGTAACGGATGGCCAGCTTTGCCCCAACGCTTCCTTACCCAAGCAGTTACCGGATAATCAGCCCCCTCCTCCTGTATGCGGCCATACTTCGCGGATGCCGCTGATGTCCAGCCAACCTTTACAATACCGCCTGATGCATACTGATAGCCGATCGCATTTATTAATCGCCCGTACCATCTTTGTGGTGCTCCAGGACGAAGATCATTACGAATCTTCCATGGAATACGTTTCGGCCAACTTGATTTAAAATCCCCGCCGCCTTTACGCAGCTCATTCTTTATCTCACGCTGCACAAAATAACCCATACTCTTACTGCAGCCGCGGACAAAATCCGGAGAATTTCTGATAAGCGACTGTAAATACTGAGATATACCATTCTGGACGTTTATCTCAATCATCATCGCAAACCACTCCTTTCGGCTCTTGACGCCGATACCGTAGTATTCCCGGCAAGACTGTCTTTCAGATATATAGCATTTACATTCCAGATCTGCCCTTCATACACGATCGAATCTCCTGGCTTTGGAGCTGGAACGTCTGTATCGCAAACAGTAAACTTGGCTTTATCGCTGACTTTTGCAGCCCGGTTCAGTTCCTTGAAATAGACCTCTGTTCTGTCAAACTCCTCGCCAATCTCTACGATCGCAGAAATTTCGTCACCGTTGTAAACGATTTTCTCAGACAGCGGACCTGCAAAAAACGCTCTTTGCATAATCGATTTGATTGCATCATTAGCCATAAAAACCCCCTTTTTCGCCCGTTTTAGGGTGTAAAAAAATAGGGGTAGGCAAAATCCACCCCTATTCAGTTTTGAAGTTTCTGTTATTCGCCAGGTGCCGATGCTGCAGCGGCTGTCGCTACATCGGCGCCGGCATTAATTTTTACGTCAACAGTTGCGCCAGATGCAGCAGGTGCGGCAGACCACGCAACACCCAGATAAGTATTACTGCCTTGTGTAGCAGTAACCGTCCCGTCATCTTTCAGATAGACACGAGCGCCCTGGTCAATAGCAGCGGCGTCAGTCTCGAACAAAAATACACCGCCTACCGTCAGCGCAATCAGCTGTCCAGTAATGCCAGCAGCTTCGGCTACGCCGCAAATACTTCCGACCACAATAACGTCGCCCTCTGCCACGTCTGCCGTACATTTATAATCCAGCTTATCGCCCTTACGGCGGAAAAAAGCTTTTTCTTTTGCCATGATTTAATCCCCCTTATTTCCCTGTATTTTTTACAAAACCGCGGTAATCCAAAGCAGCGATACCGAAATCAAGGTACATCCGGAAAGAACGCGCCAAGGTATCAAACGAATCCTTAGATTCAAGAATCGGAGTTTTATTGCCATTCAGATAACTGATTTCAATACCTTCTACCTGATTTTTCGCAGCAGCAATATACCAAGCATTTGCATTGATATCATCCAAGGCAGTATCTACAACGATATCCAAGGAATTGCGGAATACGTTAGCCACGCCGGAATGAGCACCGGCAGGATCAGCCAAAGATCTTAACAGCTGTTCCGCTGTCGTTTCGTAAGTGGACGGAATGATCAGATATTTAGCGTTCAGATTCAGGCTATATTTCTTGCTGAAATCTTTTTGCTTTCGGAGCAACTGTCGTGCTGCGGATAAAGTTTCCGTACTTGGCACACCTGCTTTAGCAGCCAAATTACCATTGGCAGAACTGTAAGTAATGCCTGCGAGAGCAGTGTACGCCAAACGGTTGATCTTGCGTTTAAAAGCTGCAGCAAACCGATACGGGAATTTTGCCAAAATATCCAGGTCGTCATTGATAAACAACTGCCTGGTATAATTCCATGCAATACCATCAGTACCGAGCTGGACGGCAGTCTTTTCCTTATCAAGTTTCGCATGAGTGAATTCCCCATTTTCCGGAATCAGTTCCGGCTCCTGAGCCCCACCCAGTTTATAACGATAAGCAGTTTTAAAATCACTCAAGGTCCCTTCAACAGTCCATGCTTCAAAAGTAGTATCCACTTCTGCGTAACCCTGACTCATGGAAAGCTTTACAGTAGCATTCAGCAGATCAGAATATGTACTGCTGGACATCGCCCGGACAAAAAGCTCGTCAGCGTTAAGCTGCAAAACGTCTTTTTCACCAGCGCGCATCAGGATGTCGCGGGCAATATCGCGCTGGCTCATGCCTCGCATTTTCTCGGCACCGTCTGCCGGCTTAGTAATAGCAATCCCGGCACGCAAAGCCAATCCATCACGATATGCTGCACGCAGCTTATCTTCTTCGGCAGCCCCCATCTCAGGCTTAACAGATACTCTGGCAGCATTACGCGTACTAAGCACTTCAAGCAGCTCACGGTTAACTGTCTCAACGTTTGTCCCATCATTGATCCATTTGCTGCGCTGCTCGCTTTCAATATCGAACTTATCACACAATGCGTTGATATCTGTACAGCGTTGGCGTTCCTTTCTTTGAGCAGCCGCACGGATCTCATCTTCATTCACAGGCGATGCTGCAGATGCAACTCCGGTCGGATTTACATCTCTTTTTTCTTCAGTTGGTTTACCTTTTTCATCAGCAGACATTTTTTCTCCCCCTTTTAATTCTCCGGAGCTGCGCTCCGGCACAATATTATTTTCAAAATCGTCGGGAAACGGCAGTGACCGTCCCACGCCAACGGAAGCGTCAGCTGGTACCGTCACTATACTGGCTTCGAACACTTCCCACCGTGTTGCAATCCAAGCCGGACCTTCGATTCCGTCCTCAGACTTATGTCCTTTTTCGATAAGAGTCCATTCATTTACGCGATACCCCACGGACACTCCGCGAATAAAGCCGTCCTTGACGAGCCCCATGATTTTTTCTGCTTCTTCAGTCTGGGCAAACTGGATCTCAGCGTAAGCTCGACCGCTTTCTGTCCAGATACGGGTAGGTTTACCGACAACTGCGTCCCGCTTATGATTAAACAGGATCGGCATCACCCCGGCAGCAAAACGTTCAGTATTCATGGCCTCGTCATTGCAGCGCAAGATTTCTTTATCCCCCCACCAGTCAAGGCAAGGCGTTTCGCTGGCGAACGACATCTCCACAGTACGATTTTCTTCGTTAAACTGTCCCAGTGCCGCACTACGCCAACGAGGAATATTCATACGCTCATCACGCGACATATTACGGTAATGTTCGTCATTTAGTTTACTTGGCATTATTCTCTCCTTCCTGCTGTATACCAGCCGCTAATTTTTTTACTGCTTCATTAGCAGCCTGGTCAAGTTCCTCTTCCCAATCTTTACCCTTTTTGGCAAAAATTTCCTTGAGGTTCGTTTGACCGGTTTCTAGCATGAGTTTGTTTGCCAGGGCTTCTTTGTATGGATCAATCCACGGCAGTCCCTGGCCTATAAATTCATGCTTTAAATATTTGGATGTATTTTTGTAAAAGTCCCGCGGTACTTTATCCACCGGAATCCTACCAGATAAAATCGCAGACAGCACAACATCCTCAAACACGAAATCCAGGAAGTGGTCTATCAAGAACTGCTGCTCCTGTTCAAAAACCTTCCAGTCTTCTAGTAAATTTTGCCGGGCGCTGGAATAGTTGACCTGGCTAACATCACGGCTGACCATTTCATAAGACAGGCCATGTCCCGCAGAAATTTGCCGCAGCATAGCCAGATTATAGTCTGCGAGTTCGCTGCTCTGCCCGCTCGGAACTAGTGTTTTAACATCCTCGCCTGGCTTTAATTTATTGACCGAGCCGGGAACGATACGCTTACTTCCTGCAGCTTTGCCGCTATCACTGCCGCCTGTCGCTACAAGAGAGTTTCCCACAGTCGGCGCAGCATCTTTAGCGGTGGTAATCCATACAGCTATTGCCGCATTTATTTTTTGCTTAAATGCCACCGCCTCAAAAAATTCGTCCAGGTCGTGAATTTTATCCAGTGTCCTGACCAGCGGCGTCATTTCCCGCACTTCACTTGGCCGGCTATGATCAGCCAAGAAATAAACTCGTTTCGCTTCGATACGTTCCGGTTCCAATTGCACGAAAGTTTCAAAGCTATTTTTTCGTAAGTAATACGACAGCGGCTTGCCGGCATCGCTCACCTCGATACCGCCGACTATAGCATTTCCCTGCGGTGATCGTAATGCAGCCGGTCCTTCAAGCTCGTCCACCTCTGCCAGCTGAATTTGATATGGAATCCGCATATCGTTATTGATAACTTTTATAGCCAAAATCCCGCCATCAACCAACCGCCGGCGCACTATCATTCTGAGGATTTCATTCAGTGAAAATTTACCTGATACGTCACAGTTACCCGGTCGGCTAAATTCGGACCAAAGTTCTTCAAGGAGATTATTCCAGTCCTGATCTTCTGTCCTGACCTGTAGGTTGAATCCCTTGCCAACGACATTGCGTTCAAAGGCATTCAAGATACTGTTGACGATCTCTGAATTCCGTTCCAGATGACGTGCTTTTCTCCTGGCCAGATCCCGGTTCGGCGAATTTAAAGCCTCAGCACTTCCATCTGTCGGATACCACCTGGCAGAATTCCGCCACGTTGGAACATTCTCATAAGCATCAGCGCCACGTAAGGCTATTCTATGCGCCTTCCGCTGGAAGGCCCATCGCGGAGAAAAGAACCCGATAAAGTTATCTATGCGCTCTGCAAAAGTAGGATTTCTCTGATTATTCGTCAACCTTCTATCTCCTTCCGTAGTATGTCAGCGGCGTTCCAAAATACTCGCTGCGACCGCTTGCATTAAATTCGGCTATCTGCTGCTCAAGCGCAGCACGCTCAGCTCTTAATTCACTTAAACTAGCCTGCTGTACCTTACCGTTTCTGGTTTGAATAACTTGCCCGCCCTTCATAACGTTGGATATAGCAGCATCCACATCGGCCAGCCTTTGATTCAAAGTTTCGATGTCCATATAATCCCCCTAAATTGTAAAACCCGGTTCTGGAATAGCTAATTCCTCATCTTCGGCAGCTGTATCAGCCGGTTCTTCGATAATGCGTTCCTGCAGCGCCCTCATATTGACTA